GGCGCGTTCGCGAGGCCAACATGGCTGATCAGCACCGGATTGGTTCCGGTGTTGGGTGCATTGACCAGTGCGGCACGGCCTGCAGTGGTAACTTGAAGCTTGAGTCCGGGCATGTCGGTATCCAGTTACTGGGCATCCATGAGCAACCGCCGATAGACGGCTGGCCGCGCAACAGCGAGAACGCCGATGCGGGCTTCTGCTTGGAATCCTTGGGTGAAAGTGAAGTGCGAACGGACGGGCTTGGTGCGCTCGACTTCGGCGATGACTTCGTTGACGAAGCGAGACGTGGCGGTCTGGCCATCGGTGCCGGTCAGCGTGAGCGTCAGCTCGAAGGTGTGTGGCGCGCCTGGCGGCTCGGTTTGCCACCATTCGCGGATGGCCACCGCGCCGCCGAACGACTCGACGACCATGCGCACGCTGTTGGCGGTGCCTTTGCGGCGTTGAATTGCCATGGCGCTACGCAGGCGCGAACGCTTGACCGCATCGCTCCAGTCGGCTTTCCAGTCATCGACCGATAGCGTCCACGCCAGCCACGGCAGATGACCGGCCGGGCAGGTGTCCGGGTTCCACAGATCCGGGTACGGTAGCGGGATGGCCTCCAGGCGCTCGGTGACGGCAGCCAGGGCGCGCTCCATCGGCGTGGCGTTGGGCGGCAGCGGGGGATTACTCATCGATGCCGGCATGCACGATGTCGATCGCGGTGCAGTAGGCCGCCTGCGTGCGGCTGATTCGGATGTCCGCTGCAGGCGAGTCCAGTTCTATTCGCTGCACACCATCGGCGAACAGCTTGGCCTTAATCGCTGACTCCGGGACATCACGGCCGATGCGGTGTGCCTCATCCAGATACGCCCGCAGGCTGCGCAGCGCCTCACGCATGACCACTGCCGAGTCAGGGCCGGCGTAGGTGTAGACGCGCCCACGAATGGCATACGGGACGATCTGGGCGCTCTGGACCGTGACACTGTCGGTCAGCGGGCGCACGTCATCGTTGGTGAGAATCGAAGCGACCTGGTCCAACAACGCCTGTGGAGCCGTGCCATCGCCGGTGCGCGACTGGACGGTGACTAGCACTTGTCCGGGTGCGGGGCTGGTGGCACTGGCGTCCATGACATCGGCCGCTGCGCTCAGCGCGTGATAGATGTACGCGCCTCGGGGCCGGCAACGCTAAAGCCCTCCGGTGCCAGCTGGATCCGGCGACGAAAGTCCATGTCCGACTCAAAGGTCGGTGGGGTGCTGTTCTCCGGCTGCCCTGCATCGAGCACCAGGCGCGCGACGCCAAACAAGGCGCCCAAGTGATCGAGGTTGGTGCCGGTGGCGAAGGCCAGCATGGTCTGCTGCGCCTTGTCGTTTGCGCGCTGGCGGATCAGCAACTCGCGGGCGGCGAACAGCTGCAAGAGCTTGTAGACCGGATCCGATTCAGTGAGTGCCGAGAATTCCGGCATGAGCCGGCGAAACTGGGCAAGTCCCTCGGCGAAGATCGTCTCGAAGTCGAGCGCTTCGATCAGGTTGGGAGCTCGAAGTTTAGAAAGATCGACGGCGGTAAAAGAAGCCATGTTCTGGAGACAAGAGAGCCTACGCCAAGGCTCTCTTGTCCTTACTTCTAAGCCTACTTGCCCCCGACGTACCTATGGCGGCTACATGCTTGATCCCGCATACCGTTGCATGGATAAAGCAAAGCGTCTCAGTCTTGAGCTGATGTCTGCGTCGACATAGTTGTGCCGCTGCTGTGTGCGCTGGCGTGTCTGAGTACCTTGTCTATGTTGTCGAGTTGATCCATGTTCTTGAACCAGCTTGCTCCCCACTTTGATTTGAGGCCACGCGCGGCAAGAGATGAACGAATACGTCGAGCAACCGACAGCATGCCGGCCTCACTGATACCTGGTAGATAGATAGCGAACTCACCTTGCGAGAGATGTGCGAGGCCATCCTGCGGCCGCGTCGCTGCTTTCAACAGGCCAGCAGCAATCTCTATTTCTTTCCGCTTTCCAGAATCCTTGCCCGCACTACTGACATCTAGATCGAAAAGTAAGACCCCTCCCTGCTCGCCACGCTGCACTTCTGTCGCGTTCTGTAGGAGGCTTTGGAAGGCGGTGAGGTCATAGAGTCCTGTCAGGAAATCAACCGTTTGCACATCCTGCGGATCTAGTACTGCTGGTTGAGTTTCGGAAAGATGCTGTGCCCAACTGCTTGCAAGGACACGCCCAAACGTCTCGGCCACGGGAAGCAAGTCGAACAATTCGCCATCGACCACTTGCGTATCTATGCCGCACAACATGCCTTCCATCTTGCCGGGAATCTTGATCGGCACGCCGAGGTAGCTAGAAATGCCAAGCTCGATGGCGATCGGAGCACCTGCTAGATGATCTATCTTGCTCAAGTCCGGCGCGCATTGGGGACCACCCCTGGAAATGACCCGTCGGCACACTGATTCGGACCAGCTCAAGAATTGATCGACCTTGAGTCCAAAGCTGGAGTCGGTGCATGCCCGGATGATCCAGTAGTCATTCTTGACCTCTGCAAAGATCCAGGTCCTTAAAGGTGTGAGTTTGGCCAGACAGCCCAAAACCTCGTCGACCGTCTCGCTAGTTGACGAGAATGGAAGTTGGTTTTTAAGTGCGCCTGGCATATGGAACCCCCTCTGTTTCCCCACTATCGGCAATCTCACGGCACTCTGTAGATTCGCACGCCATCACCGCTTTGCAGGAGTACGTGGAACAATTGACAGCGGGACCGGCCTGCAAGCGCGGCTGTTGAGTCAAATGCGATGCTGTATAAAGGTAGCCAGCACGACGACCAACCCTTATTCAGGATCGGATTCGTGTTTGGTAAGGCAATCCTTGATCAGATCAAGCAGAGTTCTGAACGTGTATGGTTTCGCCAAGAAGCAGGTGGCTTCCGGCAACTCAGATTCGTCGAATGGGTAGCCTGAGGTGAGGATAGCGGGAGTCATAACTCCCATCTGACGCAGCTCTCGGATGAAGGATTGACCATCGATCTGGCCCGGGATCTTCAGGTCTGAAAGAATCAGATCAAATGGTTGACCGGTCTGGAGGATATCAAACGCCTGCACCGGTCCGCCGACGCTCCGGAACTCATAGCCGCCAGCTGCGAGTGTCATCTCACAGACAATGCGAAGATTTACATCGTCCTCGACGATTAGAACCGTAGGTAGCGTTATGGCGGACAAGTCAAAAATTCTCATTGGAAGGAGCCTGTGCTTGGTGGCTCTTCCATGAGGTCATGTGCCATTCGCAACCGAATGTTAATGCTGCGTATGTGAACGTTAAGGATGTGTGAATTCTTATTCGGCGAGGTGTTCAGCGATCAACAGCTGAACTCTTAGCCGGTCTTCGGAATTCCATCCGATGAGCGGTCTCGCTGCGAACCGCACCATCGGGCCGTGGCGACGGACTTGATCGACACGCCCTTCCTGATGCACGCGGGCGATACGCGATACGCGCCCCATGAATCCCACGCTTACAGCATTAGGACTGGCGCTGACCTTTAAGTACTTCGCCTGCCGCAGCTTGGCAAACATTTTGGCGCGCTTGATGCGGTCAGACTTATGTCTCAGTTGCTGCTTGCGCGGTGTGTAATGCGTGCCATCGGGCGCCTGCTGCTTGCCGATGCGCTGGCTCTGCGAGCGCCTCAGCTCCGTTCCGATCTTCCGCGACAGCGTACGGCGTTCACCGGGCTTCAGGCGAGTCAGCAGCGGTGCGGCCCAGGTCTCCAGTGCGGTTAGCTCATCCATGTGGGATCGATCACCGGCTCGAGCGCGTGCGTCATGTCGTAGCCGCCACCGTCCTTCGCGATCACGACCACGCGTTCGGTCAGCGGCAACTTGATCGACAGATCCACGGCATCGTTGGCCAGGATGTCGGCTTCGAAGGCGATGTCGCCACGGCGCGCAGGATTGGACAGCAGCTCGGACTGATTGACCTGCACCCATTCCAGCAACGGCAGCATCACGCTGTCTGGGTGGCCGGCATAGTCGGTCACGATCAGGTTGAGCGTGTACTGGTACTCGAACGACAGCCCTGGCTGGAACGTGCTGACCAGGCTGCCGGCGTCGATGAACACCAGCAGCCGGTCGGCATCGCGTGCCAGGTCCGGCAAGGCCGCGACCAGATGCGCGCGCAGGCTGGCGGGCTTGATCATGGCGCCGGCTCAGGTGCGTGCAGGTCGATCCAGTCCTGCAGCGTGCTCAGCTGCGCGGCGGTGGCGTGGCAGCTGGTGTAGTTGTCGGCGACTGTGCCGGCGACGGCAGAGAGCGTAATGCCGGCGGCCGGCGCATCAGGATCTCCGGTGGGCGGCCCGGCAGGGTTGCCCGTGGCGGCGGCGTCGTGCAGCCGCACAAAGCCAGCAGGGATAGCGCAAGCAGCATCGGCTTTCTGGGTGACATAGATCGGGACCTCGCGGGTGATGGTAGTGCCGACTTCGCGCACGATCTGCACGCGATCAATGAACTTTGTCACAACTCGGACTGAATTTTTTTCGCTGTCGCGCTCGGCAATGGCTGCATGTTTTTCAGCTAGAGCTTGGTCGCGTGCCGTTTCTGCGGCGCTGACGCGCCGCTCCTGCCACACGCAGCCACCGACAAGCAGTGCAATCAGCGCCAGCAGGATGGTCAAGCGCGTGACCATCAGTTGACGCCCAGAATCTGCAGGGCGCGCTTCGTGCGCGTGACGCGATCGCTGTGGCCCTCCGGCAAGCGCTTGGCACGCACGTTGCCCAGATTAATCTTGCGGCCCAGGCCGAGCACATCGCCGGCATCGGCCAGCACGTTGAGGCCGTTGTCGTGCCAATACGCTGCCGCACCCAGTGCGCTCGGCTCGACCTGCAGCAGCAGATCCGGTTGCTCTTCCACCGGCAGGCCAATCAGTGAGCCGATGCGGCGGTAGTTGCCGCGGAAGGTGTGTTGCATCGGGCCACGGCCCCGGAAGAGGTGACCATCGCCGCTGGCTTCGATGCCGTTGCCCAGGCGGTCGGCGTAGACGAAATTGGCAAGGCCCACCGGATTGCGCAGGAACTTGGGCGCTTGCGCGGGCGTGATGCGTGCGCCGAACACTTCCAGCAGCCGTGCGCTGGTGGTGTAGGTCAGCCCTTCTTCCATGCGCGACAGGCTCAGGCTTTCGTGGCCGACCTGGCCGAGCCAGTGCGCGGCGCGGCGCTTGGTGGTGATGCCGAAGCGGTTGGCGGCGGCGAGCAGTGGGCCGTGCCAGCGCTGTGCGCGTTGCGCCGAGCACTGCATGATCGAGGCGAGCTGGGTATCGGTGAACATCAATCTACCTTCAGGATGCGCGCCACATTGCCCTGGGCGCGGTAGGTGAGCACCGCCAGCACGATCAACGTGCCCAGGTGCCAAAGACTGACTTGCGAGCCGGCGCCGGCCAGCAGGATGTGCAGTGCCTGGCCGCCGGTGCTGGCGATCAGCAACCAGGCGCACCAGCCCGCGCCGCGTCGATGGCGCGCATCGACCGGGCGGTGGTAGGTAAGCAGGCGGACGCAGATGGCGAGCGAGGCCATCAACGTCAGGACGGTGACCAGGCTATGCACTGGGCGGACCTCCACGACGTAGGAAGGAAAAATCGAACGACTTGCTCTTTTCGATCAGGCCCAGCGTGACGGTGATCGCGCACGCCGCACTCGCAAAGGCGGCCACGCCACTAGACTTGATCGGCAACCAGCGCAGCAGCTCAGGCGCCAGCTGGTAGCCGGCGATCACGCTCACGGGGAAATAGATCAGCCGCGCCAGCAGCGGTTGCTTGGCGGCGGACACCACGAACAGCGCGCCGCCGGCGAAGGCGCCAATCAGCGCATCGCCGTTGATGCCAGGCAGCACGGAGGCAAGGCCCACACCGGTGGCGATCAAAAAGCCGCTCGATACGGAGGTGGGTTCGGTCATCAGATCAGTCCCATAGCTGCACAAGCGGCGTCATCGCCGCTGTGGTGGTGGTTACCTCGGGCAACTCCACTGGCGTGCCATGCGGCAGCACGGCGCCCAGTTCGGCCAGGCCGGGATTGAGGAGGTAGGTGCGCTCGACCAGGCCGGCCGTGCTGCCCAGGTGGCGCCAGCACAGCAGGTCGACGGTGTCGCCTTGCATGGCGTGCACGCGCATCAGATGAGCTCCACCGTGCTGCGCGGCAGGTTCTGCAGGTCGCGCACGGCCCAGCGCTGGTCGCGGCGTAGCTCGGTGATGCTCGGTGACAGGTCATCGGCGCGCTGGTTGGCACTGTCGGTCGCGTCGAAGCTGCGATAACGCTCTGCCACCTCGACCGCCGTGGCACACGCAACGGCGCGCAGGTACAGCTGCACGCGGCGCGAGACGCCGTCGACGGTGGTGCTGGGCACATCGGCCAACACGCCCCAGCCGGCGGCCTGCTGCGTCTGCGCCCAGGTCTGCAACTCATCGTTGACCGCCAGCATGGCGGCGACGATGGCGTGGCGCAGGCGTGCATCGGTGACGGTGCCATCCAGGCGCATGCTCGCCCGCACGCTGGTCGGGGCGATCGCCGGCCAAAACGGCGCATTGGCGATCGCATCAGGCGTGGCGCTCGTGGTGCCGGTGGCATTGAATCCGCTCATGGATGGCTCGGAAGAGATCGCCGGTGGTCGGGGCGTCACCGCAGCGATGCATTGCTGTGGATCGGCCCCGAGCCGGCGAGGGTTGCGGGGACGCTCGGTTATGCGTTGGTGCCCGCAGGCTCAACGCTGAACTTCTTCAAGAGGCGCTCGGCGCGCTCCAGATCCTTCTTGCCGCCGCAGCTGCCGTGCAGGGCGATGGCACGCTGCAGGTCGGCGACAGCAGCGGCGACGATCGGCTGCGCCTGGTCGGCGGGCGTCTCATCGGTGATGCCTGTCAGCGATGCGCGGGCCAGTGCCAGGTGCAGCTTGGCGCGCACCTCGTCGGGCATGTCCTGCTCGGCGGTCAGCGTGGCGGTGTCGGCCAGGACGGCCGCATCGAACGGCTGGCCGGTCTTCTGTGCCGACAACGCTGCTTCGGCGATCTCTTCCGCCAGCACGCAGCCCACCGTGCGGGTGAAGCGGTCGGGCATCTGCAGCTGGTGCTTGAGCACATAGGCGCCCAGCTCCAGCGCGCCGGCATAGTCGCCGGCATCAATGCGCCACACCATGCACGTGGTGACGATCTCATCCTGCGCACCTTGGCCACCGGCCAGCACGCCGGCCAGATACGGCACGTAGGCTGGCAGCAGCTGCACCTTGAGCGCGGCCTTGCCCTGGTCGGACTGGATCTGCTTCAGCCGCAGGCGATCGCTCTGCAGCTGCGCCATGTGCTGCTCGTAGGCGGTGGCGCCGGCCATCAGCTGGTGCGGTGCTCGCTGGGCGGCCTCCAGCTCGGCGAGCACGCGGCTGTGGTGGCGCTTTGCGGGACTGTCGGCCATGGCTTAGGCCTCGATCTCGATGTGCTCGACCACGCAGCCCAGGCCGTAGTCTTCGACCACGTAGGCATCGTTGGAGGACTCGTAGTTCTCGATGCGATCGCGTTCCGGCGCTTCCTTGATGTAACGGCGACGACCGCCGGTCTGGTAGTAGATCGACAGGTTCGCCAGCGAGGTCACCATCAGCGCGCCGTCCGGCAGATACGGCACCTCGGCCACCTGCAGGCCGCCCACGCGGCGCTGGCTCAGGATCAAGTCGGTAGCGATTTTCTCGCTGGCCGGCTGGTCCTTGTTAACCATCGGGAAATACTTGTCGTGCATCAGGTCGCGGCCCAACACCACCACCAGGCTCGGGTCCTTGCGGTGCCACGGGTCGAGCAGGTTGCTCACCACGTCATACACCAGCGCGTCGAGGTTGCCGTAGTCCGCACCGGCACCGCCGATAACGACCTTGCCGGCCGTCTTGCCGCTCGCCAGCACGCGCTGTGCAGCGTTGCTGCGGTACTGCTGCAGCCAACCGATGTTGACGTCTTCCAGCAGCGGGAACTTGGCGCGGTCGGTGTCGGCAGCGGCGTGCGTGCCGTTGAAGCCGATCTGCAGACGGTCCAGGGCCTGGCGCTTGACGATGGCGTCGCGCAGGCGCGCCTGGAAGTCGGGGAACTTGGCCCAGGTATCGAGCAACGCATACGGGATGGCGGTGTCGAAGTCGGTCTTCTTGGCGACGTACTCGTTCTTGTCGAGCGCGGCCATGTTGCGCGGGGTGCGGGTCTTGCCGGCACCGGTATTGGTGCGGCTGGCGATGCTGCCGGTGACACCGATGCCCACCTTCTGGCCGGACAGTTCGTCCACCGGGATGATGTTGACCTTGGACAGGAATTCGCTCGATTCCTGCATGCGCGTTTCCAGCTTCTGCTGCACGGTCGGATCGACAGCGAAGGAATGGAAGACAGAGGTGATGCCGTTGAGCTTGGCGATCTGCTCGGCGAACTGGTTGAACTGCAGGCGGGTGGCGTTTTGCATGGTGGCTCCGAAGGGTGTGGCGCTGCGGCGTGTGTGTGGTGTGGGATCAGCAGTCGGTCAGCACGGCCGCGCCGCTGCCGGTGACCACCGGCCGTGCGGGCTGTGCCGGGTCCGGCTGCTGCGACAGCGACTCGCGCAGCTGCGCCAGGTCGTTTGCCAGCTGCTCGTGCTTGGTCTTTTGCTCGGCGTGCTCGGCCTGCAAGCGGTTGAAGCGTTCGTCCTGGCCGCGCACGTGCTCGGCGATCTCTTCGACGCCCTGGCCGAGGTCGGCGAACTGTTCGGCGGTGATGCTGGTGGCGTCCTCGCTCTTGAGCGCGGTGCGGATCCGGCTGAGCAGATTGGCGACCGGGCCTTCGCTGACCTCGCTGAATTCCAGCGCGGTCTCTTCGGCAACGGTGAACAGGTTGCCCGGTGACTGCTTGCGATCGGCCAGCGGATTGGTGTCCGGGTTCTGGCTGGCGAAGCTGAGCATGGAGGTGCCCAGACTGGCCGGCGAATCGGTCACGGCGAGGCCGACCAGATACGCCTTGCCGGTGTTGGCGAACTTTTCTTGCACCTCGATGCTGGTGTAGAGCTTCTGCTTGGACTTGTTGATGGTGATCAGGTCGGCAGTCGGCTCGATCTGGGCGAACAGCGCCAGACGCTTATTGCCGTCAATTTCGACCTCTTCGGCTTTGACGGCGGTGACATCGCCATACGCACGGAACGGCGAGTCCGGCAGCAGGCTGCGCATGTGCTCGATCCAGATGCGGGCGTTGTAGGTCTCGCGGTTGTAGGTCGCGGCCATGTCGTCGATCCAGCTGCGTTGGATCGTGCGGCCATCGGTGGTGGCGCCTTCGACGGCCACACGGAACCAGTTGGAACGGAACTTCTTGGCCTTGGCCGACATGGGTGTCCTCTGCGCTGGATGCGTTTGCGATGACCCATGGTCAAACGCGACGCATAGCGCAGCAACGCAATCACCGTGTAAATCAGGCGATTACGCGTCGTTGAACTGTCGGGATTAAGAGGTGGGCCGCACCCTGGTCGGCATGCAAAGCGTTGCCACCCAGCTCCCGATGGACACCCGCAGACAGGCCAAGTTCCTGTACTGGATGGGATGGCGCGTGACCGAAATTGCGCAGGCCATCGGCGAGAACGAGAAGACTGTACACAGCTGGAAGTCGCGTGACGAGTGGGATCGCGCAGACAACGTTGAGCGCATCGGTGGCGCACTGGAAGCGCGCCTGGTCGTGCTGATCATGAAGCCGGAAAAGTCCGGCGGCGACTTTAAAGAGATCGATCTGCTGCATCGGCAGCTGGAGCGCCAGGCGCGCATCCAGCGCTACCAGGGCGGCGGCAACGAAGCCGACCTGAATCCAGCTGTCGCCAATCGCAATGCTGCGCCCAAGAAGAAGCCCAAGCGCAACGACTTCACCGAGGAGCAGATCGAACAGCTGACCACGGCGTTCGTCGACGGCTGCTTCGACTATCAGCGTGACTGGTATCGGGCCGGTAACGAGCGCACCCGCATCATCCTCAAGTCGCGCCAGATCGGTGCCACGTACTACTTCGCCCGCGAGGCGCTGATCGATGCGCTCACGACCGGGCGCAATCAGATCTTCCTCAGTGCGTCCAAAGCGCAGGCGCACTTGTTCCGCGGCTACATGCAGCAGTTCGTGCGCGAGACGATCGACGAGACGCTCTCCGGCGGCGACAGCATCGTGTTCCCGAACGGCGCCGAGCTGTTCTTCCTGGGCACCAATGCACGCACCGCCCAGGGCTACCACGGCAATTTCTACTTCGACGAATTCTTCTGGACCTACGGGTTCAACGAGTTGAACAAGGTCGCCAGCGGTATGGCGATGCACATGAAGTGGCGCAAGACCTACTTCAGCACGCCATCGAGCATGGCCCACGAGGCCTACACGTTCTGGACCGGTGAGCGCCGCAACAAGGGCAAGCCGGCCGCGCAGCGGATCCAGATCGATGTCTCGCACGATGCGCTGGCCGGCGGGCGCCGCTGCCAGGACCGTGCCTGGCGGCAGATCGTCAACATCCTCGACGCCCAGCGCCGTGGCTGTGACCTGTTCGACATTGACGAGCTGCGCGAGGAATACAGCCCGGACGCCTTCGCCAACCTGTTGATGTGCGAGTTCGTCGACGACGGCGCCAGCATCTTCCCGCTGGCGATGCTGCAGCCGTGCATGGTCGACAGCTGGGTCGCGTGGGGTCAGGACTACAAACCGTTCGCCGCGCGCCCTACGGCGATCGCGCGGTGTGGATCGGCTACGACCCGGCCGAGACCGGCGACACCGCCGGCCTGGTCGTGGTGGCGCCACCGCAGCTGCCCGGCGGCAAGTTTCGCTTGCTGGAGCGGATCCAGTTCAGGGGCATGGACTTTGCCAAGCAGGCCGCCGAGATCGAGCGCATCACGCGCCGCTACTGGGTGACCTACATCGGCATCGACACCACCGGCATGGGTAGTGGTGTGGCGCAGCTGGTGAAGCAGTTCTTCCCGAATCTGGTCACCTTCAGCTACTCGCCGGAGGTCAAGACCCGCCTGGTGCTCAAGGCGTTCGACGTGATTCATAACGGACGGCTGGAGTTCGACGCCGGCTGGACCGATGTGGCGCAGTCGTTGATGGCCATCCGCAAGACGATGACGGCCAGCGGCCGCCAGTCCACCTTCACCGCTGGCCGCTCGGAAGAGACCGGCCACGCGGACCTGGCGTGGGCACTGTTCCACGCGCTGCAGAACGAACCGCTGGAAGGGCGCACCGCGCGCAACTCCGGCTTCATGGAGATCTCTTGATGTTGACCGACCAGCTGCCCGCGACCGCGCCTGCAGCGCCAGCCGTGCCTGCACGGACCGAGGCGTTCACCTTTGGTGATCCGACGCCGGTGCTCGATGGGCGCGGCGTGCTGGACTATCTGGAGTGCTGGCAGAACGGGCGCTGGTATGAGCCGCCGGTGGCGCTGGATGGCCTGTCCAAGACCACTCGCAGCAATCCGTTTCTGCAGTCCGGGCTGATCTTCAAGCGCAACATGCTGGCGCGCACCTTCAAGCCGCACCGGCTGCTGACGCGTGAGGCCTTCGAGCAGCTGTCGCTGGACTGGATCACCCTGGGCAATGGCTACCTTGAGCGCCGCCGCAACCGCATGGGAGGTGCGCTGTTGCTGGCTGCGCCGTTGTCCAAATACATGCGGCGCGGCATCACTGAGGGCGAGTACTTCCAAGTGCGCACCTGGCACGACGAGCACGTGTTCGAGCCGGGCAGCGTGTTCCAGCTGCGCGAAGCCGATGTCGATCAAGAACTCTACGGCCTGCCCGAGTGGATGCCGGCGATGCAGTCCGCGCTGCTCAACGAATCGGCCACGCTGTTTCGGCGCAAGTACTACAACAACGGCTCGCATGCCGGTTTCATCCTGTACCTGACCGACCCGCAGCAGAGCCAGGAAGACGTCGACGCGCTGCGCAACGCCATGAAGGGTGCCAAGGGGCCGGGCAACTTCCGCAACCTGTTCCTGTACTCGCCAGGCGGCAACAAGGACGGTCTGAAGCTGATCCCGGTCAGCGAAGTGGCGGCCAAGGATGAGTTCAGCGGCATCAAGGGCATCACCCGCGACGACATGCTGGCCGCGCTGCGGATCCCGCCGCAACTCATGGGCATCGTGCCGCAAAACGCTGGCGGCTTCGGGTCTATCCGCGAGGCCGCTGCCGTGTGGGCCGCCAACGAGCTGGAACCGCTGCAGGCCCGCATGTTGAAGATCAACGACTGGGTAGGCGATGAGGTGATCGCTTTCGCCCCTTACGCTTAGCTAACAGCGCGGTGATCAATCAACAGTTCTAAATCACTCCATGCTTTCTACCAATTGTTCGGCCCCCTTGCGAATACCCGTTTTGGCAGCGCCGTAAGCTCCCAGGCTAGCCTTGACATTCATAGCATTAGGATATTGCTTCTCAACGTAGGCACTGAGCAGCCGATCGGTTCGTGCATCAAACACTTCCACTGCATAACTTACCGATCCGGTAAATGCGCCTTCCTTGCCACGCGCAGCTTGCATAGCATTATAAGGGCCGCCGCCGATGTCCATCTTCATGAAAGTATTAATTACACGTTTGCTGGGCTTGGCGCCAGTCAAGGTAATACAAATTCTTAGTGTATTTTCCTTTGGTTCGTCCACTCGCCGCCATCGCTTCTCAAGAACTTCATTAAATTGCTCTTGCATGTAAGCGGCCAGCATTCGCTTATCTGAGTCGGAGACTTTTTCGAACTGGGCATCAGGGCCGCGGTAAATTCGTACTGGCTCAATGATGGCACTTGAGTATCTCGACCAGTCCACTTCCCCCCGATAAGCGTACGGCATGCGATTGCCGCGACTTCCCTCATGAGGCCTCAAGTAACTAGAGGAAGGTAGTTCAGTGTATGCAACTGGACGAGTGCTTGCGCAACCACAAATGATTAAGCTAAGAGAGGCGACGAAGCCAAAGCGGATGAAAGATGCAGACGACATGGAATCCTCATTAGTAATTTAAACCGGCTGGAAATTTAGTAATTCTTGGTGCAAATTTTGAGTAAACAAGCCCCTAAAACGCAAAGCATCGAGATATGAATAGGCCAAAAGTCGCGGCAGTCAGAGCTACCGCCACAATGCCACTGAACCAGTTGTGCATGCAGCCTCGCCGTCGCGCACTTCTAATGTCTGGAAGAGCATGCCAGAAATCACGATTACGCAATTTTTTTGTGCCGTTTGGGTAAGTGGGATCAATTTCGCTCTTCACACCAGTAGTCTCAAGCGCTGTTGGGACAGCGGCGGACTGCGGCACGGTCAGATCAGTGGAAAAAGAGGAGCGGGGCATATTCGTGCACCTAGGCGCGAGCAGTAGGTGCACTGTAGTCTCTAGTTATTGGGAACTTATTGGAAACCAAGTTCAACTAGTGGTGAACTGAATTTCATTCAGTTATTGGACATACTTTTGTTTGATGGAAATACTATTCTTATACAGACTCCTAGCTCATTATTGGTGTCGCACATTTCGATTGTTGCAGCGTGCAGGCGAGCTACACCTGCAACAAGGGAAAGCCCGATTCCGCTTCCCTCTGAGGTAAGTTCAGGCACACGATGAAATCTTTCGAACATCCTCTCACGTAAATGCAGTGGAATCCCAGGTCCATCGTCGCTCACCTCTAAAAATGGATGTAATTTGTCGGCGCGCAGACAGTAACCACAGCGAACTTCGATTGAGCCATGGTCGCGACCGTAGCGAATAGCATTGTCCACTAAGTTGCGGACCATGATGCCAAGAGCATCAATATCACAATGCAGCAAACAAGGAGAGTACTCTGTACGTACTGACATTGCTCTCGCATCTGCTTGGACCCTAAATTCAGACACTACATGTCTGACTACATCACACATTTCAGTTCCTTGGTATGCCGATGCATTGATTCCCGCATCAAGTCTAGCTAAGTCCAATAGTTGCCCGGCCAGGCGATTGCTCTGACGCGAAACCTGCATCAACTTCCGTAACACTGAATCTTTAGCTTCATTAGTAGTCGCCCGGAGTGCGATCTCGGTATACGCGTGTAGGGTGGCAAGCGGTGCATTCAACTCGCGGGCCGCTTCTGTAATAAAATTCCGCTCAACCTGTATCGCCTTGCCCATTCTCGACAGAAGAGTATTAAACGAGCCAAGTAGTGGTCGTATTTCAGCAGGAACCTGTTTCAGCGATATCGGCGTCGTGTCCAATCCTTTTCGCTTTGCAATTTCACGCGATACATTGCGCAACGGGCTAAGGGATGTGCGAATTGATAACGATAAAAGGGCCGCTAATATTATTAGCTGCAGCGTATTGAAAAAGATCGCCGTCAGTGTGCGAGACAACTGGCCCCTATAAGATTCACTGTAATCGACGGAACTTAATGGTGACTTTGGATTGGAAGGGGAATCCAGCGCCGTTGATAAGTTTAAATATCGATCAAGTTGTATAGGTAGCATATCTACCAAATGATCACCGAAGCCAGTGAGTTTTTGCTCCGGCGGACTTTGATGGCCATACAGGGATAGTGCCAGGAGTATCCAGATTGAGACTGCCCAACTTAGCAATACAATGGCGACAAGAGTTGCAATAATACGTGCAAGTATGGATTCCATTAGGCGGATCCACCAATGATGTAGCCTTGACCATAAACAGTCGCAATTAACTTTTCACCCAGTTTATTTCGTAATTGATAAATATAAACTGAAATCATGTTGCTGCTGGTTTTATGATGGCCGCCGTAAACAGCCTCTTCGATCTGATCCCGACTCACCACGCGACCAGCTCGCTCCATCAGTATCAATAATAGGCTGTACTCATGATTGCTTAGAGATATCCACTTGCCAGAACGGGTGACTTTGCGGCTATCCGGATCTACTCTTACTTCTCCATGCACTAGTGGTTTAACCATTCGATCTTGGCTACGCCGTGTAATGGCGCGGATGCGCGCAAACAGCTCGTCAAATTGAAATGGCTTTACTAAATAGTCATCCGCGCCTGCATCTAGTCCACTAATGCAGTCACTCAATCGGCCTCGCGCAGTGATTAAAATGACGGGAGTTGCGTTGTAATTTATTCGCATGTAGCGGACTACTGCGAGACCAGATTCGTCAGGTGAGCCTAGATCGAGTAGGACTGCACTGAAGTAGTGATCAGCCAGCATCATCTTTGCAGCGTCAACGCTATTGACGTGATCTATTTTCCAAGATCTTTGACGAACGGCATCGCAAATAGCGCTGGCCAGTATGGCGTCATCTCCCACCAGTAGAAGGTGCATTTTGCTTTCCAGGCATCTTCAAAGAATTCTGTCAATTATTTTTATAGGTAAGTTATTAAATAAGTATTAGCCGGGGCTCCAACATTCTTACATGCTCACCGTGGGGCGATTGCCTGCACGTCCCCACATTTGAGAGTCAACTATGCGAGTCCTGAGAGGAGGGGTTGACAATCAACGAGAAATGGTATGAGGATGAAATTGTTGCAAAGCGTACTTACATGCTCATCTAGGGTGTTATCAAGAGCAACAGGCCGACGACACAAGCGTGGCTAGCCAGGATTTCATCCCGGTTGAGTTAGCGGCGTTACCTCTAATGCGTTACCGATAGCCCATTAAGGCCTAATTAACGATCGCTTACTGAGTCGGAAATTGAGGGATGCGCTTGCGGCGGAGATTTCCTTGAACGGAGGACCCTCAAGCGCGCAATCGTCGCCCCGCCACGCCTGCGGCCTTCATGCACGGTTTTCGCTGCACCCCCGCAGGCTGGGCCTAGGCCTTGCTGCTACTAGCGATACGTGGGATTCACGGGGACATCTCTTCCCTGCAGATCCCTGCGCGCCTGGGAGGCTCTGCAGGCAGAGCGCGGCCGCCTTCGTGGTCAGGCCCCCAGGTGCGTTTCGTCAAATGACCATCGGAACCAGGTGTCGACTCCCCGCAATTCA